ATTAGTCGAATATTATCTAGTCGAGGTATTTGTTTAAGTTTATCAGCATCTCGATCAACTGCAAAACAATTATAATTATAAGGGCGAGGAGGGTCATCACGTGATTCTAAAGTTGCCCACCAGGTAATATCTTCACCTGTGCCACAGCCCATGTCCACAATGGTTGTTAAACTGTCAAGAAAGCTATCGTACTCCCTAAGTTGATTTAATACCTTAAGTGCGTGCCTTGCCATTTTTCAATATCCTAAAAATAAAATCTTTACTGAAGTTGGTGTAAGCTTCTATAAATTTTGCAGTATAGTCCGCTTCGTCTTCGGCATTATTACTTAATCTTGCAAATCGTAATTCCTGTGAATAGGTCATTAGCTCGCCTTTACGTTGCATATAATCCAATATGTCAATATCATCGTCGGGACCAATATGAGAAGAAACGTATTTAATCTCTTCCCATTGTGCTAAAAGTTCGTCTACATTATTGATTAACTGTTGCATCTTCCATTCCTGCTGTACGCAGTCTAACAATGTGTCCAATCATGTATGATTTTGCTTCTAAACCTTTCATAATACCTAACCATTTGTTACGTAGTAGAGCCACTTCGTTAATGATTGTTTCCATATCAATAACTTCGCTTTCGCCATCAACATACTTTTCAGCATCGCGACTAGTCAGCGCACGTGCGTAGGCTTCGAGATACTTTTTGTAGTGGTCTTGACGGATTTTGCGAAGTTTGATATTGAGAAAGTTAAGCACCGCTTCAATCTCTTGTAATTGATTGAACCGTTGCTCAGTAACTCCGGGCAATGTAGCTAGCCCTTTTTCAATATTGCCGTTTACCCTGACTTCATTTTTAGCCTGCGTCAGTTCATTACTATAGTAGTCAATGAAGTCGGGTAAATTAGCGATATCTTGTACTACTTTATTATACCACATAATTACTCGTCGTCGTAGTCGTTTTCAGGTTCAGCTTCTTCGCCTAGATATTCTTCTACAGCACGTCGAAGGTAAGCATCAGTACCGCCAAACTTCTTCAAATCTGCTTCTGTAATGCTGTGATCAGCAACTACATTAACCACATGATCTGCCACTGCTTGGCGATCCTTTTGCGAAATGTATTCCTTAGTAGTAAGCCACATTTCACTTAACAAATCAATTTCTAAACTCATTATTCAGCCCCTTGCTCGAGTACTTCGTTTTCAGATACATCATCTGCAACTTCAGTAGTTGTTATACTTAGCAGATGCAGATTAGACGAAATTTCTTTCATAACTTTATCTAAACATTCATCTTCGTTACGTTCCCACGCTTTACGGAATTTTTTAATAACAACCTTATCTGCTAGTGTATAGACTAAACTGTTGCCTTCTTTCTTAAGCATGTTCTTAGCTTCTAACATATCTACCATACCACTGTAAGGACTCATACCTGTTTCATACGGAATCTCTACTTGCACTGACTCAAACGGTTTAGCATAACGTGTTTTCATAATCTTACAAGCGGCACGGATACCGTTAACCGTCGTAGTTTTATTACCATCAGCGTCTGTTTTAAGTTTAAGTTTACGCATAGCTACAACGATACTCGAAGCGTAGATAAAGCCTTGGCCACCGCTGATTTTGTCATCTGGGTCAAACATATCCTGTGACGCATACGTATGGTTAGTTGCTACTAGACCTAAGTTTAATGTACCGAACATGTTTACACAGTTACGTACAAGTGCCGTAAGTGCTTTAGGTTTACGGCCCATATCACCCTTCATTTCACCTGCTTCAAACTGGTTAACGTCTGTTGGAGTTAGCATCATACCTAAACTGTCTAGAACAAACAATACTTTAGGACGGTCTTCTTCTGGAAGTGTACGATACTCTTTAACAAAGTCACTGATAACTTTAGCCACATCATCAATCATAGCCATGTTAAGTTTAAGTAACTTGCTTTCGTCTGTGTCTACACCTAATGCGTGTAACCATGCTTCGTCAAGTGCGTTTTCTGTATCAATTAAGATTACATAGATACCTTGCTCTTGCGCATGACGTACAATGTTGCCTGAACAGATAAATGATTTACCTGCGCCGGATTCACCAGCAAACACAGTTACCTTACCCATCGGAATACCTTTGTTAAAGTCTCCGGATAATAGGTAGTTTAGTGTGTAGTTGCCTGTACTAATCCAATCAGTTGGATCGTTAAATCCAATACCTAATCCGTCAATACTTTTGGTAATTGACTTTCTAAATTTACTAATGTCAAATGGTTTTGCCATGATGTTTTTCCTTTGAGTTTATATTATATTAGTTTACACGATTTATACAGCTATGTCTATATGTAATGACATATATCTTTTCCAAAATTTGCCTATTGCTTCAGAATCAAAATCATCAAACCCAATTTGAGCGTATAATTTTTTCATCTCAAGAATAAACAGTTCTTTATTAAATATAGTCGAATCTATATCAACTATTATTTTATTATTTTTTACAAGGTGCCATTGGTAAAATTGTTGCATTTCAACTATATCTGTTAGATAGTTATTTTCTTCAAATTGTTCCCAAGTTGGCCAATCTTGTCCTTTTAATACATTATATTTTTCTTTACAATAATTACCTGCATACGATTCAATTGGCTGCAGATTTGATGTTTTTAATTTTGATGCAATATCAATAAATTTTCTATAATTTTTTAACATTATCACTGTAGCGTTTGGCCACACTTTAAGTAAATTTAATACTTCGCCCGGGCCTCTATGTGAGCAAATGAAGAATTTTAAATTTAAATTTGATAGTTGCTCAGTAAGTGAATTTATATAATTAACAGTTGGGCTACCTGTTCTCCATAATTCCTGCACTGGACCATATATGTCAGCATCACCGTATTCATACATTGATATCCAATTTAGCATGTCGTGTTTTGGTGCCAACGAATTTAATGCAGTCTCTAGCCTAAAATGATAATCATCGGGTGTACTAATCAAATATTCAGCAGCACGGGTATCCTGCGGCACAGCATACTTACTCAATGATAAACAATTGCTTATAAATTTGCCACCAGCAAATGGCGTAAATTGTATAATAACTGGATTTGTGCTGTCGAAATTAACCATCAAATTTCTCTAATTGTGCTAGGTATTGTTTGCTCATGTACCAATCATAGTTATAATCAATTGTATCTTTTTCTAATAGATATAAATCGTGCCAATCAGCAGGAGTTAAATGACCAAACTTTGATAGCATACCTAAAAGTTCTACTAATCGAATAACTGGATTAGTAATTGTATCAAATTCATAATTGAATATCGTAGTATACAATTTAAACCCATACACATCAGATATATGTTTATGCCAACCGGGTTGACTGTAACCTAGATACAACGATTTGCCCACTACCGGATATAAAAACTTTTCTGTAACAAAAGGTACATTACTAGTTGCCATTGTTTCCGATACTATCTGTATAAATGATTGATTTATTTTGTCTAATAATATTTTTATATTGCGTTTATGATTATATCGTGTATATTCAATTGAATAGATATTATTATAAAACTCGTCTGCCGCGGCGCCATCAGCTAGGATAAATTTTCTATAAAATCTTTCATCAATACTTGATTCAAAACACTCAATTATGTTACCATCAATACGATCTTTGTATGTGGAGAAATTTTTAGTATTGTACTCAGGTGTAAACCAACCAAATTTATGTAGCGCCGATGTTAATAGTTGACGTGATATATGCTCAGACCCATTAAACGAACACACAAAGTTCTTAAAATCTTTTTCTTTATTGGGCAATTTAATATTATCAAAGTGCAAGAAATTTAATGTATTCTGATATTCTGATGAAAATTGAAGATTTAAATTTGAATAATTGTCACGAACTGCCTTGGGCAAAACATTATGATAATAGATGTCATAATGTTTATTTTGTGCAAGAGCATAATTGTTTATACTATCTAATACTGCATTGCGATTATGTATATCAAATCCGCCGAGGTGATCAAGTAATTGAAAACTCAATGGTAGGCTAGTAAAATCAATTTTTGACTCGGGTAAGAGTTGATATTGTTTTATTTGCAATTTCTACTCCACCATATATTATAAATTTTTCTTAATAAGTCTTTATTAGGCATTGAGATTGCACTGCCCCGGGCAATTTGTTCTATATTATCAATCACTGTATCTACAGAGAATATATTATCAAGATCAAACACCATATTAGTCACCTGTTGGTTACTTGGATGTTGGTACAAATTCTCTGTATTAGAAAATAAACTAAATTCTGAATTTTGAGATATATTAATCATTTTAAATTCATCTATACTATCAACGTGTATTACTGCATCCCCAGTAAAGAATTTTTTTACTAGTTCTTTTCTTTTTGGATTACAATATGCAGGATCATGTTGTAATTGTCTAATTAGATTAGGTGACTCAACATGATAGTGCTTTGACCATACCATTTGCTCAACCCATTCTTTAGCACGAGCTGAGTTAATAATTACATTAACAAAAGTGCTGCCTAACATAAATTGAGGAATTTCAGATTTGTGTAAGATTAAGTTTACTTTTTTATTTGCCTGTATATTATCAAAATAATAATCATTATATTCGTCGGCTAGTAATCGATTGTATTCTTCAATTGTTACATCTGTTCCTCGATCATATGTTCCGCTGTAAAAGTCAGAGCGATAGGGTAAATCGGGCTCCATACGCAAATGGTATGATAAATCAACTGGGAATTTTGAATCAACATAGTTAATACTAGTATCAGCAAAATTGTCTGTACCCTTAGTTGATTCAACAGTTGAATCCCAATGGGCAATATCGTCACTCAATTGAAATGCCGTAGATAAGAATCTGCCGGCTCCGCCCGACGGGTACCTTACAACAATGAACGGTGACTTATGCATTCTTAGTAAGGGTTATTGTTTCTATATAATCTAATTCAATCGCTGAATTAATTACCTTCACTACTTCATCAACAGTCATATGTTGTCTAGTGTCGTAAAACGAATCAATGGTTTGATCATTGTGTATTCCTCTATTCTTAGCAAATGATGTTTTAATCCTGCCTGGGCGGATTTCTATTAACTGATAATTAGAATTTTTTAATTCATCACGCATACATTGTATAAACGTTGTTAGTCCAGCTTTACTTGCAGAATAAATGCTATCACCGCCCATTGACGATTCGACGGCTCTGCTGGTAATAAAGATAATTTTACCTGTGAGATTTTGCTGAATAAATTTCTGTGTTAGATAAATTGGTGCCCGAAGATTTACATCAAGTATATCAGACCATGCTTGTACATCATGTGTCAAAATACCTGTGCCGCCACCGTGACTATGACCGGCATTGTTAATTAATATATCAATTCCGGATAAATCAATAGTTTGTAGATCGGATAGTGAATTTAAATTAATTGTTGGTTTGTCAATGACAAAAACATCGTGGTTAATTTGCAGGCATTCTCTTAATGCCAGCCCTAGTCCGGATGTTGTGCCAGTGATTGCTATTTTCATTTTTAGAAAAGGAGATAGTAGTTAACCTACTATCTCACTCTTTTAACAATTAATTAGTTTTTTGACGATTGCGAATCATCGCTAAGATGTCTTCAGCACGTTGCCCGCCAGCTGCCGGAGTAGCTATTGGTGCTGTTGGAGCACTAACTGCCACTTCATCTGCTTCAAACGGAACATCTGCTGCAGGAGCAGGTGTACTTTCAACATGTTCAGAAACAACTGCACGATCAGCTGGTTGAGCAGCTACATCATTAGTTGTTGTAGGAGCATTTGATGTGTATGAACCGCGTGGTTTAAAGTACGCACCCCATTTTTCTTCATCATATGGTTGACCATCAACACTTGCTTCAAACATTTCTTTCATGATTTTAAGCTCTGCTTCGTTTGGACGTTTAGGCAAGAAGTCAGCAAGGTTATATAAACCAAACTTCTCAATTGCTTCTGCTTCGTCTTGTGTTAAAGCACTTTCTTTACGTGACCATTTACTAGTACTATAGTCAGCATAACCACCTTTACTTGTTTTAGTAGCAGTAAAGTCCAAACCACCTGCATAGTCAGTTGGCAAGTTTTCTAACTCTGGATCCATCAATGCTGATTTAACCAAGTTGAAAATTTGTGGGCTAATGATAAAGCGACGAATTGGATTTTCTGGAGTCTTATCATCTTTCAAAGGATTCTCACGTACAAAGCCTTGGAATAAGTATGATTTCTTTTTCCAGTATTTACGACCCATTTCTTCTAAACTTGGATCTTTAAACCATGTACGCACTTCTGCTAGGATTGGGCATGACTCGCCCCACATCTCAACGCACGGTACTTGTACTGTTGTTTTTTTACTGTCTGTTTGGCCTTTAATACCAGCGAACTCTAAGTTGATCATATTACGTTCAACCCAGAAGAATGTGTTTTTTGGATCTGCATCTGGTAAGAAACGGATACGTGCTGTTGCACCTTCGTCAATATTCCAGTGTGCGTAGATTGCGTTGTCGCCGCCGCCTTGTGATGATTTACCTGAACTACGTGTGTCTTGCGCTTGTAACTTTGCTCTGATTTCTGCTAATGATGTTGCCATGATGTATTTCTCCTGTTGTTTTAAGTTGGTCTTAATATAAGTAACTTCCCGCTACTTACAATAGTATTTATCACCTATGCATTAATAATACGTTATATTGATTGCACGGTCAAGTAAAAAGTTTAAATAGTTTTACCAAAATAAGGAAGTAATTCATCTACTAGTTTGCTGTATCCTGTAATGTCCGGATGCACTTCTTTCCAATGTTTGTATATTAAATCCAATTTCTCAGCGGCTACAATAGACATTGGTTTGAACTCAGATCCAAATTTCTGCATAAATTTTGGTGTATCTGCTAATTGACTATACCACTCAGGGTCGCTTAGATATACATCTTCTAATAGATTAGGTATTAATAACTTAGTGGCACTAGGTACTACTGATGTTAAATTACTGTATTGGTTGACACTTGGGTGTAATTGACCCCAACACCCTAACATTAATACCTGCACATTACGATGTAATGCAATTTCGTTTAATTTAGTATAGAATTTAGAAAAATAATCAGCAATCATATCATCTAAACTATCGTAGTTCAATAAAGAATCAACAAACGTATGCTCTAATTCTTTCCACTGTGTGAATTCAGCATCGGGCGGTTTCTTGACATATAGATAGTGTTCTCTAAATATATCTGTTTGCAGGAATACAATATAATCTACAGTATCCCAGGCAATTTCTTTATATTCGTCACTGTGAGAATGCCCATATAAAGACCTGCCTGTATTGTTCCAATTACCTTCCATACGATCAAGTTGTAACCAATTCGAGCCACCGGCTTTGCTTATATTAATCACAGTGTGCCCGTGTTCTTGTAGTATAGATGCTGGGCCGATACCTAAAGGACCGTAGTCACTGCCAGTGCCACCGAATACACCGATACCCCAACTGTCACCTGCTAGTACTATTGTGCTCATTTATTGTGGGATGATACTAATTTTAAATAATGATGTCTATTATACTCTATTGTTGGCAACATTTCTTGGAATATACTGTTAAGCTCGTCTAAGGAAAATGTAGCTATACGATCTATTTCTTGTTTAATAGCTTCAAATCGCTGATAATTATTTTCAATTTGGTCATAACTTTCATCAAACCATGGGCTAAATGTTTTAAATCCTGCTTGTTGTAACCGTGTTAGGCTGTGTGCGCCCGACATCATAATGAATGGTCGACCTATATATAAATTCTTAATTGCTTTTTCTGTGATCCATGTATTACTCACACAGTCTGTTTCTACAACAATTTCCATAAAATAATCATGATACGGTTTACGGCCAGCGCCAACAATCATATCGTGATCATAAACTCGCTTAGGAAATAATTGATCGTATATAATTGGAGTATTAGCATCAGCCCAAGCTCGATCATCTTCAAAATATTTAAGAAACGGCAGGTCGATCAGCATGCCATATTCCTGATATGATATGTAAGAATCTTCTTTATATTGTGTATAAAGTTGACGTGCTATCTGCAGGCGGTAAAATGTGCCACGATGAAACCATGCGGCAAATTTCTTAGTAAATCTGCCAGTAGAGATAGTGATATCTTTGATAGTTGGATATAATACATTTATCCACATTTGTATACTATCGTGCTTAATAATTGTTGCCAGCGGTATATCTAAATCGTCTCTACAAAAAATAAGACAAGTGTCGGGAGTAAGATTATATTTTTTAATAATGAGTTTAACTATTTCTATGCCGCCCGACAGTATTGGGTTGCATCCATCCTCAAACACAAAAAGAAAACGTTTGCCGATGCCAATTTTATCAACTTGATATATTAGTTGATCAGTGCCCATAAACGCATAATTACGATCAAACATACTATTGAAATTAAGAGCAATTACATCATCAATTTCAATTATTGGTACACCTCGGTCTGCCCAGGATCTGCTCAAATACTTCTGCCAGAAAAACTTTGTTATTAGATTCATATCGATATTTATTGCTCAAAAGAAAGGGCATTAAAAAATGCCCTTTTGTTTAATTGATTTATTATTGTTATTTTACATAAGTCCAGCTATTTTACGCATTTGTGCGATATCTTCATCGAATTGTTTATTGTATAATGACACATCGTCTTCTGGTTCATCTTTAGCTATTGCCTTGATACCATGAGGGATAGTTTTAAGTTTGTCTTTGAAGCTTAATGGTTTTGCGCCCATACGTTTTAGTTTTTCATCTTTGTTAACGTGATCTTCATATCCTTCTGCCAATGCTGCTTTCATTTCTTCTTTAGATTTATTATACTTTGCCTGAAATTCTTCATCTGATAGTTCTGTAAGATCCATGTCAACTTCTTTCATTTTGCCTTCATCAAGATCAGTTTTAGCCAACTCTTCAGACTTACGGCGGGCAACGTCACTTAAGTGTGTTACCTTACCACGTGGATCTTTACCTTGTGTAGATTTCCAATCACTTTCGTGTTCCCAGCCAGTTAATTTACCTGTTTTAGGATCATATGTTACTTTGTCTTTAGCTTCGTTCATTTCTGGATATTCTACGCCCACTTCGTTATATACTTCACGGACCATGATACTGATGTCACTCGAGCCTAATTCTTCCATTGGTGCGTGGAAACTTGCTACATCACGTGCAGCATTCATAACACCATCTGGTCCTGCTTTCATTAATAGTTCTTGGTGTTGCCCAATGTTGCTTGTAATTCTACGAATAATTGCTGTTTGTATTGATTCAACTTGGTCTTGATCATACTCGCCTTCGCTCATTCCACGATTAAACTGATCTGGGTTGTCACGATCTTGATCAAACTCCATATCACTACCGTATTCTTGATCAGGTTCGTCAAGGTCACGGTCAAATTCCATTTCATCATCGCCTTCAGCTACAGCTGATTCGTATTGATCAGCTGGCTCTACGTCGCCGATTTCGTTCATAACTTTACCGTAGATTTCTGGCATATTTTCTTGTACCCAATCCATAACTACATCACGTGCATCTGCTTCTGGGTTTTCTTCTGCTAGGTCACCTAGACGATCAAACAATACATCGTCGCCGATTAAGTTGTATAATGCACTAGTAGCGTTAGTAGCATCTACACCAACAATAAGTGGTTCCATTAGTAAATCAATTAGTTCAGAAACTTGTTCTTCACCTTCTGGTGTAGCCCATGTACCTTCAG